AATATTATATCGGATGGCCGAAAGTGATCCCACGTGTACTTAGAGTCCTAGAGGCTTTATGTATATATAGGACTCCAGGACTCCACAAACAATAGGTTTTTGAGATAGCCATCCCTGGAGTCCCAGCTTAGAGTCCCAAACAATAATGCCTAGAAACCCTAATTCCTTCCGTCTTCAAGCCAATAATATCTTCCTAACATATGCCCAGTGTGATATACCCAAGGATGAAGCTCTTCAGATGCTTCAATCTCTGCACTGGGCAATCGTCAAGCCCTTATACATACGAGTCTCAAGAGAGGAACATTCAGACGGGTTCCCCCATTTACACTGTCTCCTCCAACTCTCCGGCAAGTCCAACATCAAGGATGCTGGATTTTTCGACCTTACTCACCCCAGAAGGTCTGCCCGTTTTCACCCAAATATCCAAGCTGCCAAAGACACCAACGCCGTCAGAAATTACATCACCAAAGAGGGTGATTATTGTGAATCCGGGCAGTATAAGGTGTCTGGGGGTTCCAAAGCCAATAAGGACGACGTCTACCACAACGTCGTAAATGCAGCAAGTGCTGGAGAGGCTCTCGAGCTTATAAGAGCCGGAGATCCAAAATCGTTCATTGTTAACTACCATAACTTAGTGCCTAACCTCGATCGCCTCTTTCAAAAGGCTCCGGAACCATGGGTTCCTCCGTTCCGACTCTCTTCCTTCACTAACGTGCCAGACGAGATGCAAGAGTGGGCTGATGAGTATTTTGGAAGAGGTTCCGCTGCGCGGCCAATTAGAGCTATTAGTATCATCGTCGAAGGTGATTCGAGGACTGGCAAGACGATGTGGGCTCGTGCTCTAGGTAGGCATAATTACTTGAGTGGTCACCTAGACTTCAATTCTAGGGTCTATTCAAATGATGTGGAGTATAACGTCATTGATGACGTAGCTCCGCACTACCTAAAGCTAAAGCACTGGAAAGAGTTGATTGGGGCCCAGATGAACTGGCAAACAAATTGCAAATACGGAAAACCAGTTCAAATTAAAGGTGGCATACCATCAATCGTGCTGTGCAATCCAGGAGAGGGGGCCAGCTATAAAGATTTCCTCGATAAAAAGGAAAATACATCACCGAGGAACTGGACATTAAAAAATGCAAAATTCATCTTCCTCAACGCCCCCCTCTATCAAAGCACAGCACAGGATTGCTAAGAAAAGGGCTGTTCGTCGAAGACGCATAGATTTGAACTGTGGATGTACCATATACCTCCACATCAACTGCGCAGACAATGGATTCACGCACCGGGGAGAGCATCACTGCGGATCATGCAGAGAGTTCCGTTTTTACCTGGGAGGGTTCCAATTCCCTCTTTTCAAGGATACGGTTCGTAGAGAACCCCATGTTCACGAGAACAAGAATATACCACATCGAAGTCCGGTTCAACCACAACGTGAGGAGAGCGTTGGGTCTCCACAAAGCGTACTTCAACTTCCAAATCTGGACGACTTCGATGACAGCTTCTGGACGGACATATTTAAGTAGATTCAAATTTCTTGTAATGTCTTACTTAGATAGCTTAGGAGCTATTGGAATAAACAATGTAATCCGAGCTGTTCGTTTCGCAACAGACAGACATTATGTAACAGATGTACTCGAGAATCATGAAATAAAATACAAATTTTATTAATTTGTTATCGAATCATAAAAATAGATCCGAATTTTCAATGTCGCATATACAGGATTAGAGGCATGAGTACATGCCATGTACAATAACAAAGCATTCTCCGTATGATTCTCGTATTTCCCTGCCTCTTGATGGTTGTAGACGACGTAGTTGTTCACCTTCCAGAACCGTTTGACCAACGCCTGCTCATTGCTCGCGTACTGTCCACCAGTCACCTTAGCATAGAACTTGTGCATGACCTGAAAACGATCACGAAGATCGTTCTTCACAGTGGCAGTACTGGGTTCGTTGTCGAACATGTTGAACACCTGGCCAAAATCCATGGGGGTGCCGTAGGGTCTACGGTCACGGACCAACCAGAACATGACGCTGTTGGTGTGGTTCTTCAACTTGATATTCTCGTCCATCCATATCTTGCCCAATATGTACACAGACTTGACGCAGAAACGCTTACCAACACGATGGGTAATGCCATTGCCTCGTGTCACGTCAGAAATGCACAGCACCTTGCCAACATGAGATATATCATGCCGCTGCTCGAAGGACTGGACCTTACAAGGCCCTTCACACCCTCTGGGAACATCTGGGCTTCTCAAAGTCCGATATATCCTGGGCTTTCTGTACATGGGCCTGTTAACCCAAGCAGCGGCCTTATCAATTTTAGGCCCAACAACTCCACGAGGCGTATAGTTGGCAGAGCGGGACGCCTTAGAGGTCCCCGCCATTAAGCGCCATGGGGCATCGCGCTTAGGCATTTCGAATTAAAGCAAAAGATGAAACTGTCAGTGCTTTAATAGGCAGGGACCACACTTAGTCAGCAAGTAATAGATAACTAGGCTCCACAGGAGGCATGTCATTGGTCCGTGAGATTTTCATCTTATCTGTGGGCCCAGGATGAAAATAAAGCGAGAGCAAGTGGGTACGGACAGGACTCCAAAAAATCGCGGCCATCCGGT